TTTCACACTTGTGTTGAAGGGTGGTTATTCCAGCTCCATTGGCTACTTCCATCAAGCCGACATGGTTCTGGTAGGTCTAGCTCTGACGCTAGATTCTCAAGGATTGTGTGGGGTATGTATAGATTCTTTTGGCTATACATTCTCGTGGCTATGTAGTTATAATTCTTTGTGACCTTCTGAGCCCAGCTTAGTTGTTTACAGGTCTTATTGGAGATCAATCCTTTCAACTTCATGTACCTTGTCATCACTCCAATTGCAAACCACTGTTTGCTCTTACTCAAATCATGATCCTTAATTAACTCACCAAATAGCTCGGTTTTCTTTATTCTTCCTGCGTTTTGCTTCAACCTATTCACACTTCTAAATACATTCTTCTCACGCTGAATGGGAAGTTGATCTCTAGACCATGTTCCAGAACACTCTCGTTTGCATTGTAATGCAATGTAGAGTTCTAGATATGCGTCTTTGAGACTAACTCCCCCCTTAGGACAATCTCTGGTGCAGAAACTCTGGTGTCTTAAAGCACTAAAGAGTTCTCTAAGCTGGTGGGTTTCCGGGTCACGAGTATGTGTGGGAGAGAATGGATTTAGAAATGGGATAGAGCACAAACTGTCAAAAGTGGCTTCGTCCACACCATTGCCTGCCAGGCAAATGGGTCCCTTTGTAGCTTTATCTTTCATCATATGAACTGTTCTTTGCGCGTAAGGCCGGAGTGGACCTTGGACTCTGTTCAAACTCTGAGCGATCAAGAAACCTTGATCCTTACTACTCAGGGCTTGTCGGATACCTAAGGCCTCCGCTAACCTTGTATGGTAGGTTGACTTAGCTCTACCTTTTCCTACAATAGTCACAAACTTTTCGCAAAAGACTCCAGATTCATTTGATATGAAAGATTTAGCCTCATTGAGGATGAGACCCGATAGCTTCAATTGTGCTTTGTAATTCAGTATTTCCCATGGGCTCCATAGTCCTATGAGATCATCACCACAAACTGCAAATGAATGTCTATCCTTTGAAGCGAGCCAGGAACAGTAACAGTTAACCAACGACAAAGCTATCCAACCAACTCCAATACCCATGTGTGTACCAGTGCACGATATGCGACATTCACCCTTATACAAGATTGCTTGTTCACCTAGTAGGATGGGAATTAGTTCCCTAATCCAATGAGGTTGATTAGTAGCTTGGCATAAGGCTAGAATGGCTGTTTGGGCAAGTGCTTGTGGTAGGTAATCGGTAGCCTTAGATAGGTCTGCTGAGAACAACTTCAAGTTACTTGATGTTGGGCGATTCCTTCTATATAAATGAATCTCCTGACCTCGAAGTGTGTCTCTGGTATACGTCTTACCTTTAAGTGTTGGAATGAGTTGTTGACAAACTAATCTCGATAGATAGGTCACAGAGGCCGTGTGCTTCGTAGCAATTCTTATTTTGCCACCTAGCTCCGGTACTTGTATGGGTCTTAAGGGCGGGAATAGCTTAGCTCCTACGAAGTCCTCGGAGCCTAAAGTTCTCTTTAGGTCATCTCGTTCTTCAAAGTTGCCATAGTTGTTTCTGACATGGGCCCTAATCTCTGCTATCATCTCATGTTTGTCTTCATAGCTGACTCGGCTATCAATTTTGTAGTTGCTCGGGTAAAGTAAGCCAGTACTATAGTCTTCATCTCGGAGACCCTCTTTGATCTCCTCATCAATCTTATCCCTTTCTGCCTTTGTGGGTTCTCTTCCGAGTTCTCCTGCGATACGATCGTATCCGTAGGCTTCTCTTACGAGTCCTATATTAGCAGATGGGGGTGGTGCGAAGACGGTTTTCACAAGACCGGTCCAACAACCGCCCTCTTTAGTGGTAGCCTCTAAACAGGCCTTATCACCAAATGCAGGGTATGTTGAGGTACAGTACTTGCCCGTGATGTTAGTTGCAGAAACAACCTCCTTTTGGGAAAACTCCTTTAGTATCCATCCTCTAATTCCATCTTGGAATTTGGGGTCGGCACTTCGGGGGGTGTCCCATCTGTCTATTGTAGCTCGCATCTCTTTGTCAACTTCAACCTTAGAGTTTTCCACTTTATAGGCACGAGTGACAGAGCTTGCCAAGTAGAGTTTGATACTCGTTGGTGCTCTTAACCGGTAGTCTTTAAGTGGTTTTCCAGATTTAAGTGCCATGACTCTCATGTCGTGTGCCCATGACTTGAGGCTTTGCCAACCCATGTGGATTATGGATCTTAAAAGCTTAACAAGTAAGGATACATAGCCTCTGTTCTTAGGCTGGCTGAGGAGGGACCCTACCATAGGGACCTTTCCATAGGCGAGCTCGAAGGCAGTTGCTATTGACCTGAAATATGTTTTGACTTCTTTGAGACGTTTCTGCATAAGTGTATGGTGAAGTGATGATGGTGTATGTGAAGATTGAAGGATGAAGTTGGTGGAAGTCTCTACAAGACTGACTTTCACCTTCTTCTTGTTGGCCCTACTTAGGTTTCTTACCTTTAGTAGACTCCCAACGTCACTAAGTTTCGAGTTCTGACCTTTTGGGTAGAGAATTCGAGATGCCCTTGCAAGGAACCTAGACAGACTCATATCAGCAATGGTAGTGAGCCTGTTGGAGTTCCTATTAGGGGTCCTTAGTGTTTTATTGGGTGTCGAGGCAAGTTTGCTTCGGCAGGTGGG